GCAAGGTCTACGAGTATGACCTTGGCACGCCATATCAACTAAACACAGTTACTTATTCGGGCAATTCTCTTGATGTTAGTGCGCAGACTACGGTTGGCGGTTTTACATATGGCGGGATGATGCGCAATAATGGGTTGGCGCTTGTTTTAACTTCTGGCGACAGCGCCTTTGTAAACCCGACCTCGTGGCAATACGCGCTTTCTACCGCCTTCGATCTTTCAACTGCGACATATTCGGGGCTGGAAAACACTAGTATTAATGGCGGCGACGCAAACGACGGCATCTCATTTATCGCGGGCAGCGACACGTTTTACGCTATGATAAGCGGGGGCGAAGTTTTGCGAACCTATCGAATGTTCGAACTTCCATCTATTTCGCTACCTAGTTCCGTAAAAAACGCGGTTAATGCCGTCGACGGTTTAGGTACGTATTTTTTGAACTTTTACACAGTGGACGGCGGTGTGAACGTCTACGCAAGCAATGGGTGATGATGTGCTATTCGCAAAAGAAATAGACAGCACGGCGACAATTTTTTCGCTTGAAGAATTAAGGGCGGCATATCCTAGCGCGGGCTTGTCAGCATCGCCCTCCGATGGTGCGCTGGATCGGCTGGGCTTTGGTCGCGTGGCGGTGGACCCAGAACCCAGCGGGCTAGGGCAGGCGGCAACGCTACAAGGTGCGCCGACCAAAAATAAGTTTGGCCGTTGGATTTTGGGTTGGTCGCTTGAGCGTTTGCCCGACGACGAATTGCGCGAACTAATCAACGCCGAACGCGACCGCCGACTGGCGACTGACTTTGCGTTCGGCAAGAAGCGATACCAAAGCAAGCCCGCCGACATTCAGCGCATCACAGGCGCGGCGACGCTTGCGGGCTTTGCTTTGGGGGCTGGGTCGCCAGAGGGCAATTTGCGATGGGCCAACGCCAACGCAGACTTTACATGGATCGCACAAGACAACACACTCACGCCAATGGACGCACAAACCTGTTTCGCGTTCGGTCAGACGGCGGCGACACATGAAAGTACACATGTCTTCGCCGCAAGATCGCTGAAGGACGCGAAAGTCATCCCGCTTGACTTTACTGACGACAAGTATTGGCCGTCATGATGCTTGGATATTTCTCCTTCACGCGTCTGCAAATGATCGGCAGCGCCCTGTCGCAGCTTGGCAATGTTCTAACGGCGGTCGACCTGACGCGAACCGGACCTAACGAGAGCGTCAGTGCGAGGATGCACAGGCAAAACAACTCGAGGGGGGAGCGATTCATAAACCGGATCTTTTTCTGGCAGACGAACCCCCCTCACTGTGAGCGGTCTCACTTGTCCGACGTGTTTGACGCAAGAGCCTTAATCGAAGAAGTGGAAGACCGGAATGCTTGATGACCAAGATGCGCTCACACAAGAGGAAATCAAAATACTGAAGGAGCTGGCCGTGTCGTCGCAGAGAACAAAGTGGTTGGTCCAAGGAGTGCGCCAAGTGGCTCTGTGGATAACTGCGATGGGAGCGGCTTGGCTCATGGTGAAAGGGTTCTTGTCGGACCCTAGCTTGTGGAGTGGAAAATGACATATCTAGTAAAGTTAATCAGTTCTCTGATTGTCGCCCTGTTGATCGTCTATGCGGCTATTCCCCTGATCTCTACTAAATACATCGTAAAGACCCTTGATCTATACGTTGAAGGTGGGACAGTCCACTATACAAGAACTGTGGCGTTTCCGGTCAGCGGCTACGTCACAGTTGAAGTCAGCCACAACGGCAAGCTCCGACCGGAATGCAACGTGGCGACCACCACTATATATGAAGTTCGCGGCGATGCAGGGCTGGACCCTGTTGTGTACGACCTCCCCTGTGAAGTTTCTGCGGACGGGATCTACGTCATGAGGAGATGCTTGCAGGTCGACGGACCAATGGGTCAAAGATTTGGTCCGGACTGCTCTGCGACAACATGGGTTCTTCCGGAACCTTCCGACCTATCAACACGCATCAGGGATCTTGAGTCACAAGTCAAGTCCCTAGAAGGAGTTAAAAATGAATGACATGAAGACGAGCGACAAGGGTCTACTTGAGATAGCGGAGCACGAAGGCGTCGTGCCAGCGCCCTATTTAGACAGTGTCGGAATCGCCACCTATGGGATCGGCCACACTGTTTCAGCAGGGTTCCCGAATCCGTCTACCATGCCTCGTGGAATGCCTGTCGGAAAAGCAGCTATGGACAAGGCGATCTTGAATGCGGTTGAAGTGTTCAAGCGTGACGTTACGATATACGAAAAGCGCGTCAACAAGGCGATCAAAGTTCCAATATCCCAGCACGAGTTTGATGCTTTGGTGTCCTTCGACTTTAACACAGGGGGGATATTCAAGGCGAAGCTGACTCGTCAAATCAATGAGGGAGTTCCAGAGGCCTCAAAACACTTCTTTGGATGGCTCCGACCCCCCGAACTGCGCAAGCGTCGCACGGCTGAAAAGAACCTGTACGACTCTGGCGACTATGACGCCAACGGGACAGCTATTCCAATCTGGAAAGTCGATGTTAGTATGCGTCTTCGCGGCCAGTATGGCACGATGGATGGTCTCGAACTGCTTGAGATGATGGGCCGAGGCGAAAGCACGCCGACCAAGAAGCCTGTCCAAACCGCAACCACAAGCAAGAAGTCTCTTCTGGACCTGTTGCTGGAATTCCTAGGAGTACGGAAATGAACATATCGAATATGAATTCACCCGCAAAGTCTAAGATCAACTGGACCGCGCTGGCCACTCTCGTCGTAGGCGTGCTAGTGGCGACTGGCATCGTTCCGGAAGAGGCAAAGGAACCTTTGATGGAATTGACCTTGCTGGTCGTGCCTGTCCTGATCATCACGTTCCGTACTTGGTTCACGGAGCCACGGTCGTGATTTTAAGATCACTGGTCGTCATAGCTGTTTTGGCTACCCTAACGTCGGTTGTGCAGACCATCCGGCTTAAAGCTTCGCATACGTCGGGGGCTGTCGGGAATATACAGCTACAGGCTTGTGGAGCGCGGCTTACCAACCTTTTGGAAGACTTGGAGAGAGATAATGCAGTTGAAAACCTCACTGATGACGACTTGCGCAGTGTTCCTTCTGACTGGATGCGCGTGGCTGTTCCCTGACCCGCCTATTGTGGTCGAAGACGACGCCCTGTTTTGCGACATAGAAGAGCCTAGACGATTCACACAAGAGGAGCTGGATTGGCGTGCCATCAACGCTCCTTGGAATCTTCGCCGAGATTACAGTACGAATCTCGCATGGGACGAAGAATGCGTGGCCTTGCCTCCCGAGGGCGCGTAGACGGAGCGGCCGAACAGAACTCCTCCTCGATGTTTGGTCGCAGAATGACCCCCCTTCCTTCCCGGAGCAGGGGGGTCATTTTCGTTTTAGAGGTGATTAGTTGCGGGCCTGCGTCCACCTCACCCGCCGAAGGCTACTAGGACCACGATCCTGCATTGTGTTTCGGCACGCAACAGGACCGCTTCTCCAGGACTACTCGAGGGTTGCCCCGAGATTCTTAGAAGTTGAACCCGACCAGAAGTTCCACGCCTTGCGTCTTGCGGTCTTCAAGTTCGGCCTGATACATGCCGAGACCAACAGTGGTTCCGGACTGATGCATCCATTCTGCCGACGCGCCATACGTACTACCGCTGTTTGACACCGACATGTCGTTGAAGTCTACTAATCCTGCGAAGCCTGCCGACGCGGAGAGTAGGACATTCCCCGTAGCATATCCAGCGGTAAGCTCAAGTGAACCTAGAGGCTGTGCGGATCCGTCGGCTTGGCGCAGTGTCACCTTCGAGCCGATCAGCACGTTTTCTGCGATCTCGAAGCGATATCCACCATAGACGCCATAAGTCAAGGCTTCTTCGGACTCCACAAAGCCTTCGAACAGCTCCCCGATGACAGTGTTGGACGCATAGCGGGACTCCCCATACTCGGAGCCGTCCCGCGAGGAGTAGCGCACGGAACCAGACTCCTCAGAGACCCAGACTCCGGGATACCCTGATTCATAGCGAAAGTCCGTAGTCAGGTCGCCGTTGTTGCTCGGGTGACCAGAAACAGGTTCGCCGAGTGCGAGCAGTTCTGGGCTTTGGAGCCAGTCATCGCTGGAGACTTCGCATTTACCTGCCCACGTTCCCTCCTCGGCTCGCAAACATTCCCGCTTATAGCCTGTCTGGCGAGTGCGGTCAATTTCTGTACGTGATCCGCCAACAGAGAGGCCTCCATACAGACCCGCGAATCTTGAACCTACAGAAACAGGCGTGCCGACAATTGGATCGGCGAGCCCTAGTTCCACCTCTGGTCCACTGGCGTAGGCAGAACCTGTGAGTGCAAAGACCGCGACCGCGACCGCTGCAGATGTGCGACGTAACATACTTTTCATGATGTGTCCTTTCTAGGAACGTTTTGATTGGCGAGGGGGGAATCCCTCTGTCCCTGACTTCAATCAGGTATTTCTATGTCCGCGAAGATGATCTTGTTGGCGACCACATGCGGATATGATCTTTGCGAGGTCGGCCTCATGCTCTAGCCCTGCTATCAAGTCTCGAATAAAAACCCCCCTCATCGTTTGCGGTAAGGCCTCAGCCATTTCTACCGCGCCAAGATAGTTGACTGCAAGACCAGTTCTATCCGCCAACCTTTTATCTTTCGCACGGTCAGGGAAAGGCTTGGTCGGTTTCGGCGCTGGAGGTCTTCGCAGAAGTGTGAATATTTTTCTAATAGGTCCCATGGGATCCTCCTATGTTCTGATGTCGAAGAGCATGGAAAGAACTTCCTCGCCCAGTGAGTCGCCGTCTTTATCGTCGGTCCGGATGGAGTCTGCCAGAACCCTCTTGCGCTGTAGTGCCTCCGCGATCTTGTCGTCCACGGTGTTAGGCGAGACAAGATCAATGTACTGACACTTGTTCGACTGGCCGATTCGGTGGATGCGGTCTTCTGACTGCCATCGCTCAGAGGCGTTGAAACTGTTGGAGTAGTATATCGCAGTATCGAAGTGAGTCAGGTTGAGGCCCGTGCCTGCCGATTGTGGATTAGCGATCAGCACGTCTACCGCGTCGGGTTTTACGACCGCCAGTCGGTCTTCTGCGCTGGTCCCCCCATGGAAGGTTCCCACGCGGTATCCAGCCTTCTTAAGCGCGAACTCTAGAGCTGACAAATCATAGCGGAAGCGCGACCAGACGATAGCCTTCTTGCGGGACTCCAGAATATCCAGGACCGCCTGGATACGGTTCTGTGGAAACTCGGTAAGCGCACCGTCGTCGTCTATGATGAAGCCTGATACGACCTGTTGTAGCTTCATCAGCAGGGTCAAGGCTAGAGGGACTTCCAGCACTTCGCCATTCAGAACGACCGCCATGTACTTGACGAGACTCGTGTAAGCGGCTGTCTGCTCCTTGGACATCGGGACCGGATACTTCGTATAGACCTTTTCAGGCAGGCTCAGGCAGTCCTTCTTCAAGGCACGCATGGTACAGCCTGCGACCCTGTCGGTCAGTCGCTGAACATTCTGGTATCCCACAATCTTGACCGCTCCAGCAGGAGCTCCTGGAACTGGTATCGTGCGACAGTATTCGTTGCGGAAGCTGTAGAACGACTTATGGCCTAGGACGCTGGGATGCAGGAACCGAAGCTGGGAAAACAGATCCTCCAGACCTTGCGTGAGCTCGGTGCCTGTTGCAATGCGGCGGTAATCCATCAGGGGGGACATCTTCTGTAGAAACTTGGTGCGACCCGCTGATGGATTCTTGAATTGGTGGCTCTCGTCTACGATGACCAAAGTTTGCGCGTCTGCGAGCCAGTCCATAGCGACTTGCTGCGCTTTCTTGGACGCAAGGCTGGGAGTCGCCATTGTTAGGATCTGCAATGTGTCATGGTCCTCCATACGTTCGTAGAGGTCCTCTAATTCTTTCTTACGCATTCCAGAACGGTAGGCCAACGCCTGATAGTCGTCTGCTCCGCAGTGCGTCGGCAATTCTGAGTTGACCCATTGCTGGTGAACACCAGACGGAGCAAAGACCAGTACGCGGTTGATCTGGCCAGTGTTAAACAGACGGACCATGTCGTCTATGAGGATCTTGGTTTTACCAGTCCCCATTTCCATGAACAGGCCGAAGAACTTGGCTCCCTGCATCATGTCAAGGGCTTTCTGCTGATGGTCGTAGGGAGTTGTCTTGAATACTAGGCCCTCTCCGTCGACTGGCTCGCCTGTTGATTTCCTAGCTCTGGTCGCGGCCATAGTGTCCTGGACTCCCAGATACTCATTGACAACGTCCAAGCCCATGGCGGACACTTCTGGATAGGTTGTCAGCACAAGAGCAATGTTGGCTCCCGACCCTTCGACGTGCAGGTCACCATCACGGAACTTCTTTCGTCCGGGAAGAGCGCGTGACATTTCAATAGTTCGGTGAGTAGGCCGAGGGAACACTAGGTTCGGGCCTTTGGCCTTTATGGAGACGGACATGGTTGATTCCTTTGGTTTGGTGTGACCCTGTAAATAGCGTCAGCGGCGTGGTGTTGAAAGGACTGTTATTCGGGCGACAGTCGCTCGGTCCGGCTGGCCAGAAGTATGGAATACAGCACATTCCAAGTCAGGGGGGTTTTTGGAACGTCTGTGAACTTCAGGTCTCGCAGGTATGCAAACTGATGCTTCTTCCTGTCGTCCCACAGGATCATCGCTCCAGGACCGTATTTCCATGACCTAGCGGGCCTCACGACTTCGCCATACAGGCGGACTTCCCCCCGACCTAGGAACTGGTATGACACCCGCTTGCCGATGTCATCCGGAGTGATCTCAGATATGCTGCTCACGGTTTTATCTCGCCCATCATTTTGAGGACCTCGTGACGAACGAGGGTGAACCTGCTCATCATCTGAGCCTTCGTATAGCTTTCGTTGACGTTGACATGAGAATGTATTTGCAGCAGGCGTGGATAGAGTTTGTCAGGCCCTAAGCTGACAGGTTCGTCAGGCTCCTGCGTCCGTATTGCATCAAGCTGGTGAAGTAGATCCTCCGAAGTGTGGCGGCTCATCTTGACCCGAGACAGGACGATTTCCAAGGCCCTGCGAGTGGGCATGTTTATGCGGTCAGTCATAGTCTATTCCTCCCGGAAGTTTTCTCGCTTTTCGTATCGCTTCATGGTCCCATTCACCTACAGAGGAGCGCACAACCTGAGCGGGACCAAAGGTTCTGGAGTCGTCGTATCGCTCCTTGCCACATCGAAGACAAAGCTTCGCATCACTCATGCCGCCAAGGTTGTCCAACACCACTCCGTGGAGTCCGAACTGCTTTCCCGGACGACACTTCGCGACTCCAATAAGTCTCGTGAATAGTTTGCGGATCATGGTCTATCCTTCCTTTTGTCTACTTAGATTGGTCAGGGGGGTCCGACCCCCCTGATGTAGGTTAAGATATACGACGAACTGCGTTTCCGCCAGCCTGAAGGTTGAGGCTGATCTTGGACACCGCGTCGCGAGCGGATGACGTGGACCCTGTCTGGGACTTGCGCGAGTTTGACAGGTTTGGGAAATGCTTGGCAACTTCGTTGCTGACCTCGTCCTTGAGGACTAGGGACATTCCGCCGCCTGCGACCTCAGCGGCCTTCTCGTCCCGAACTGTCAGGCTGTATAGACGATAGCGCATGGCTTCGGCTGTGCGACGCTGTGCCGCTCCCGAGGACATGCTGTCTGACTTGGCGACCGCCTTTGCAGCACGCTTGACTTCGGCCAAGATGAAAGGCCACATGACCTCCAGTGTTGCCAAGCTGGACTCACGGCCCATGGCTGTCGGACGACCTTTCTTGCCAGTCCAATGTCCATTGTCGATAACTGCAGATGCTCCATAATACTTGGCTACGGAGCCAAACAAGCGGTTCTCCCAAGAATGCTTCGAGTTGTCAAAGTTCTTGCGACCCATGGGATCCATCGTCGCGCGGACGGTTGCATCTACTTGCTCAAGTGTCAGGTTGTGCTCTGCCAGCATGGACTGGACTTTGGCCATGAGCGATTCCGCCTCGGCCTCACTGTTAGTGGAAGTGGCCTTAGCCATGATCTTTTGGATTTTGGACTCGATGGACATTGGATAGTCTCCTTTGATTTACGTTGTTGGCCTACTTAGTGAACCCTGTCTAAGGACAGTCCATCAAGATCACAAGACTTAATCTTCACCCGTCTGATATTTTCTTCAGCAGGTCGTGCGCCAGTTGTAACTTGTTGCACATTAGCTGGAGCTCGGCCCGTGTCGGGGATTTGCGACGCACAACCGACCCATAGAGAGATCCGCTTATAGGCCCTAGGATATCGGCCGCTGTGGACAAGGCGGGTCCGGCAGGGATCGGTTTATCGTCCGGCACGTTGCTTCACTTTTCGCCTCTGGTTCTGCTTGGGAGTCAGCAACTGTAGATGCTCCGGATTACAGCACAGCCGATTGTGACATATGTGGTCTACACGCTTCTTTCCTGGAATGTAGCCATAATAGTGCGTAAACACGACGAGGTGGACTGCTACAGTTTGCCCACCGAGTGACATGCGCCCATATCCACCGCCTCGCCCTGTCCCGCTGGTTGGCCCCTGCCAGTTCCAGCATCCAGTATCACTGTCCACCAGAACCCGTCGCATAGCCTTTGTCAGTATATCGTTGCGTCTTGCAGGCATGATAGATACTCCAAATGAAAAGGAAGCTCGACCCCCCTGTTGCGCTAGGGGGGTCGAGCTGATTGTTGGCCTTAGCTGCGAGCCTTGACCCACTGTGCCTTAGCTGTTTTCTCCAGCACCTTGTTTTTCATTGCCGCTGCGACAAACTCCTCCTCGGTGTTGGCGGAGGTCTTGGCAACCTTGCGGAGTGCGGCCCGTGGTGAAGCCATTGTGTCCAACAGTGCGCCGAGAGCGGTTGACAGGGCAGCGGCGGACAACGGCTTTTCTGGTGTTGCTGCTTCTGGCTTGACTTTCGCCGCTGGCTTGACTTTCGCCGCTGGCTTGGCTTTCGCCGCTGGCTTGGCGGGAGTTGCGTTGTGGGCGATTACCGCGTCGCAGCCTTCTTCGGTGATGCATTGGATGCTGCCTGATTCGCCGTTTGACTTTTCGTCGCTTGCAACAAAGCCCTTTTTAACAAGCGAACCGAGAATGCCTTTGACAGAGCGAACTGTTTTACCTGTTGCTGTTGCAAGGGCCTCTGCATCTGTCCATGTGCAGCCTGTGTCGCCACGAGCGCTTTCAGGCGATGTGCCGTCAAGTACGGCTGTGATTACGATAAGTTCTGCGGCTGTGAAAGTTGCGTTTGTCATTTGTTAGTTCCTTTGATTTACGTTGTTGACTTGCTTAGTGAACCCTGTCTAATGAATGTTTCGGCAGGGCGCAATGAACATTCGTAACGCCCTGCCGATTATTCTTCATTCCCCGATATTGTCGTCTAAATCAGGGTTCATAGAGTGTCCCCAAGATTTGCCTATCTCGATATCACAGGGAATAGGCACCACAAGCGGGATGGAATTAGACATCAGCTCCGCCGCCTGCTCAGCCTGCTCCCTGTTCTGAATGCTGAAGGCCAATTCGTCATGCACAGACAGGATCGGCGTTAGGCCCGCATCGTCACAGTCTAGCATCGCCTGCTTCATCTGGTCGGCCGCCGAACCTTGGATAATGCGGTTCAGGGCTTTGTGCGTAAACCAGACTTCCCCGTTTGGCCTGCGAGGGAAGCGAGACCTGCGACCCATGAGGGTCTTTACGAACCCTGCTCGCTTGGCCTTGCCTTGCGCTGTCTTGCTCAACTCCTTGTCCATAGGCGACGCCTTGTGGAACTTCTCCAGCAGGGCCTTGCCTTCTTCGCCAGCGTAAAGAACAGGCTTGCCCTTCCAGATACCGTCCTCGGTCGGCAGGCCAAGGCTTTGACACAGCTTTCCGCCGCCCATGCCATATAGAACTCCTAGCTTGATGGTCTTGGCGTCCTTGCGGGCAATGTCGCAGAGCTCCGCTGTTGGCCCATAGGCGTCCAGTCGCGGGTCGGCCTTGTAGCGTTCCACCATTTCCGCCGCGCCTTTACACTTGAGCAGGGCGGCAAAGTGCAGAGCGATCTTAGGCTCCTGTGAGGAGTAGTCCAACGAGGCCCATTGGTCGTCATCAAACGGGATGAAGATACTACGGATAAGCGGGCCGAGCTCTGGGTCGCGAGAAGGAACCTGTTGCAGATTTGGGTTTGTGCTTGAGAAGCGTCCGGACACTGTACCTCCGTCGTCCCCGCGCAAGGCTCTTAGTTCTGTGTGAATAACGCCGTCCCGATGATGGTCGAATATCATCCGCTCGATAAACGTGGTCTTCGCGCGGTTGTACTTGCGCCACAGGTAGATCGCTCCAGCTATCTTGCAGATCCTGCTAGTCAGCAGAGGTAGGATCTGCACGGTAACAGCTTGGTCGGGGGGCGACCCGTCTGGCAGGCCAAGCAAGGCCAGCATCTGCAAGAAGTCTGAGGTGATAGAGTCTTCGCCTTTCTTTTCAGTCTTGGGAAACTCTGATACCCCTTCCGCCTTTAGTGACTTGATAATGGTGGACGAGGTCCAAGGCTCGATGTGACAGGACGACATATGTTCCGTCATCTGCTTTGCGACCTTTTCCCGCTTCTCCAACAGGCCGTGGACCAAGCGAGCCCGTTCCACGTCAACCTTCACTCCACGCTTCCGCATCTTGTATAGCAGCGGAATCAGGCGGTCTTCCATGTCGTGAACCCGTCCAAGTTCCTGCTCCTCGATCATCGGTAAGAAGTGTTCATGCAATAGCAGGGTTAATTCTGTGTCGCCCTCTGCATACTCACGAACCATGCCAGCGGGCATTCGCCAGAGGTTGGCTTTGACGTCCTTAATTCCCATGTCCGCAGCGGCCTTGCGTAGACCCGCCTCAGATTTGGTTATTCCAAGATAGTCCTTTCCGAGGTTGTTCAACGAGAACGACATGCGGTTGTCATCCAACAGGGGGGCATCAATCTGGACATCTCCGAGCGGCCCCTGAATGTCGAACCCGTCCCACAGCGACCATCCATAGTCGTATCCCATGTTCGCGCCGACCTTAGTCACCCGCTTGTCTGCCAGCACGGGTTGGATCAACTTCCGGACGTCTGCCATTTCCATATTTCCACCCCCCTCATGCCTGACAGGGAAATAGTGATTGTGGAGCTCGCCCGACTCATCACTGCGCCACGACAGAGCATAGCCGACTGGATAACCTGTTTCGGCCTCCTGCTTATGGTAGGCCCATCCAGGACCCATTTCCTTCAGGTCGGGGTCCCGTGTTTCAAGGTCAAGGGCGACGACGCTGGAATCAATTACAAGTTCTTTCATGATCTGTTCCCCGTCGAACCCTTGCCGCCAAACATACGGTCTTCTACGTCGGGGATTTTACTCAGTTCGTCCAACCAGTCGCCGTTCTTATCTGACATGACGATGCTCTGCCGACGCTTGGCCTCGGCCATCACGAGCAACAGGTAGCAGACCAAGTCTTCCACATCGTCTGCGACATCTCCTGGATTCACAGCCAAGCATCCCAGGATGTCGTAGGGCGCAAACCCTGTGTCGGGCTGGTCGTTGGACACGATGTTCTCAAGGCGGTCCCACTTGCGGGCGAGCATCATAAATGCGCCAATGCCTCCGCGCTTCTGCCACGATCCGCCATAAACGGCATCCTTCTCGTACAGGGTCTCGACCAGCCTTGCGGTAATCGGACCCAGCTCTGCCAGCCACGGAAAAGCCTGCTCCAGCTCTTCCTGGACCTGTTGTTTGGCGTGCGAGTAGTTTTCAGGTTCTTGAGTCATAGTAGATTCCAATTCAAATAAGGTCAAAGGGTGAAGGTGTCATGTTACGTCCCGGAGCAACCCGTTGCAACAGCACGTCCGGAAGAGGTAGGGCCGAGGTCATCGCTTGCGCGACGTGGCCTATGGCCTTCAGTTTGTCGGCGTCAAACGGAGCGCGTGCGACCTGATGAACTGTTCCTTTTATCAATGCAGCGTGTCCATTGCTGTAAACGTGCCAGTATCGAGCAGAACCGTACTCTTCAAACAGATGCTTCGCCCACAGAACAGCTTCCATCATGTCAGCCCATTCTACGATGGAGTTTTCCACGAATGTCAAGTCGCGAACAAAGCGATAAGAACCCAGATCAGAAGCGAATCTACGCTCCGCAACCTTGAGTAGACCAGACAGTTCCGGTTCAGACTGCTTGAGCATGTAGGACGGGTCTCCTGCGAGCAACTCGCCATAGTCGTGGAACAGCGCACATTGGACGACCTTGAGCTTGTCTAGATATTCGGTCGGGGGGATATCGGCCAAGGCAATAGAGCAGAGACAGGCGACCCCCCATGCATGAGCAGCGTCGTTCTGCGCTTCCGCTCCGATTTGCTGGTGATACCGCGTCACAAGTCCGGCGGCGATGAGCGTATTCATCAGTTTAATTTCAGCAGACATTTGGTTAACCTTTCTTTGATTTGTTTGCGAGGCGGCGATCAAGCCACATCTGTCCGGCACGGAGCCAGTCGTTTTCCAGGAACATGGAGTCCTGCATGGTGTCGAGGACCATCAACGCTTCTTCGATGCGGTCTTCTTTGTACAGTCCGTGAGCGTTCCACATGGTCTGGACAATCTCGCGGAAGAATACAGTGTTGAATTTCGCCACATCCGCGGAGCCGCCAAGAGGCAGCTTCATCAACATGTCAATGTCTTGATCCACCATCCAAGGTTCCTCAAAATCCTGCATGAGTCTTATCGAAACACAGGGCATAGAATCTTCACCCTTTCTGGATTGTGTCCCATAGTCTTGTGGAGCGTCCTTCATACCCCTCAAGCAGCGTTGAACAACTTCAGCTTCTGTGTAGATGTGCAGGCTGTTGGAGGTGAAGTACATTTTCCCCATTTCATAGCCTGTAGAAGCCGACATGTATTCCAGCAGGAAACTGAAGTGAACAGCGTTGGCCCCGAATAGACCCCAGACCGCGTCGTTGGAGCGGTTGCTGACTGTTAGGTCCAACGAGCCATTGGCACGAACTCGAAACATGCATTGCAGGTTACATGGATGATCCTTGGCGAAATTTGGAACATCCACATTGGCGTCCCACATAGAGACTACTACGCGACGACTGTCTGGGTTTTCCACCAGTTCCGTGATTGCCCAGTCCAGCTGATCCTTGCCGAAGTGGTTCCGCCAACGATGACCATATGCGCCGTGAAGGATACCGTCGTCTTCCGCATAGTTGCGAATGTTACCTGCGAAATGTGCTGGAAATTCTACGTCGTTGCGGCCTTGTAGCATCCAGAAGGATTCAAACAGGTGGAAGAACGGGTTGGCGTCACGGACGGGCGACAGGCTGACGCGCTGAATTGGCCTGTGAAATGTGGTCAGAACAGGATTTGGAAACTCTACGATTGGCCCGTTGCGGCTGGGCATTCCGACATCAGGATCGCGGGATATCATCTCACGATAATTAAGTAGAGCGATCCACAGACCTTCGTCGGGTCCATCTTCAACTGAAATAGCTTTTGTCATTTGTATATTCTTCCTTTGTAAAAGTCGCTCGTATGGAGCCTATGGTATTTGTAGGTTTCGCAGTTGACGTTGCTGGCCACGTCATGCAGGTTCAGGGGGCGGGGAATTGTGTCCGCCGCTCCAGTCTCTTCCAACTCCGCCAGTTGGCGCATTCCCACGACAAGATAGTCTGCGTGGGAAATCAGTTTATTTGGGGTCCGCCCCCTCGCGAGGTTGGCTCCCTTCGCCGCTCCTGGACCCAGTGGAGCCCATGTTCGGTGATCCGGAGCGTGGTCCAGGAGGCTGGTATAAGCCATGTCTGCCACGACCTGCCCTGCAAGGAACGACCCCATTCCAGCAACGTCCCGCACGATAGCAGCGTGTACGCCTTGGCGGGAGGTCAAGTCATCTGGCAATTCAGCAGCCCGTGCCATCGCAACGGCATAGTCCGTCTTCCGCATACCTGTCGCACCGGAAGACGTCACCATATAAGCTCCGCTGAACACTGTGTCTCCGGCGTCGACCATCACCCGCAGCTTGTTCGCAATGCTGTCCCAGTCTGGATCCAACGTGGCGTCCAGCACTCCATAGTCTGCGAGAGTGTCAAACGTCTCCACTCGATTGAGCAGGCGGGCGAATATGATCATGCGGTAAAGGTTGAGCGGGGACGACAGCTTGTCATATGGGTCACGAATGTGCTCCTTGATGGACACAGTCCCACGGTCGTCCTCACGTGACACGTTGCAGAAGCGATTTCGGGCAACCACAGGGTCCACCGACCATGGGCGTTCGTGGCCTGCTTCTTTATTGACACGAGCGGCTTCGCGATGGACAACCCATGCCAAAAAGGTCCGGTCCACCAATACATTGTCGTCGGTGATCATTTGGATAATCCAAACACAACTTCTTGGACATACTGGTCCGCCTCGGTGGAGTCCTCAAACACGGCAACTTTGATGTTTGACCCGTCCCGCATGTGCTGCAAGGCGGTCTGCGACTGGCGTACCATGTGCTCCGCCTTCTTAGTGACGTTGTAGACGACGCGGTCGGTGGTCGGGTTGCCATTGCGCAGTTGAATGCGGCTGACGCACTCGTCGATAGGCGTCAGCAGGTAGACCAGATGTGGAGTCAGACCAGCGTTCTCCAGGACCGTGGCGTAGCGGCCGAATGAAGAGGACACAATGGCTCCCTCAAAGAGAACCACGTCATGCAGGGTCGCGGCGTGGAGGATCCCTTCTGCGATTGCGTCGTGAGCTCCCTTCCAGCTGAATCCGTCACATCCACCGCAACTGTTGGCATATGCACCGAGAGCGCATATCTGGCCAGCGGTATCCGACTGCACGACTGTGCCTGTGATCAACTTGTCTATCTTACGGAGGGGGTCGGCCTTGGTTGGCTTGAGGACCTTGTCAACTGCCAGTGTGACCGCATGGCCTGTCGGAACGGCGACGGACTTGTGGTTTAGAATATTGTTTGCGAGGGTTGTTTTGCCAGAACCGTGAGTTCCGCGAATGTTGAGAATTGTCATCTCTTGCTCCTTTGATGCAATATAGCCTAACTCTACTTGAATCCCCCCTAGATGTAAAACAAAAAAAGTCCGGCAGCGAAGAATGCATACCGGACCAGTTTGGCGGAGGATGAATGTTGGAGTTAAGCGGCCTTCAGTGCGCCTGCATCTACAGCACGGCGAACGTGCTTCATGAAGTATGCTGTCGGGTCGTCGGCGTACTTCGCGGACTTGACATTCGGGCCAATCGCCTTCTCGGCCTTTTTCAGCACGGCGGACAGCTTGGCTGTGCCGTCAAACAGTTCACTGACCTGTACCGCAACGCCTTTGCGCAGGTTGTCGACTTTGCCTGTCTGGACTAGAACGTCTGTTGGAAGTGGACCTTTTGGAGCCGCCTTCTCTTTGACTACTTTTTCAGCCTTTGGAGCTTTTGCTTTGGTCTCTGCTTTGGCTTTTGCCATGGTCTTTCCCTTCGGGGTTTGTGTCGCGTGCGACGTTGTGAGGATGGACGTTACGCGGTTGACCGCGGAATGCAACGTTCCACCGAGATATGTGACTGGATCAGTGTCAAACAAGCCACGGTCTTTGTCCTGCATCTCACCGGACTTTACAAGCGATGCAAAGACGAGGTCTGCTGTTTCTTGGCTTCCCGGAAATTTACTAGTGGTCATTTGAACTTCTCCTGTCAATACCTGATTCTAGCTGGAGTGTCTAAAAGGTGAAAGAGCTATTATTCGCAATCCCCAGAAAACCATGCTGGCACGTCTCGGCGAGTGTACTTCCGCATCCCAGCCTTCTCACCGTTATAGTATCTACGATAGGAAGCGACTGTGCTCGTCCCCTTGTACTCGTCAGGCATCGCTAGGGGCTTAGTGGTCGGCCGCGAGTACGGGAACGACTGTACGGTCTGCACAGCGGCCATCAGCGGAGAAGCCAGAAGCATGGACTTGTGGATCTTATCAAACCGATGCGTGTATTCCGTCCCGAGGCACATCAGCAGTATTATGGCCTCTTCAAAGTTGTCCTGTGATTGTGCCGCCCAGACTGTGCATGGATGATGTGGATGCGTCTTGCGATACAGGCCCGTCGTATCGCCTTCGTGAAGATGTATAACGGTTGACAGAACCTGTGCGGTCTCCACTGTCATCTTGACCACATGCTTGTCGCAATGATATCGGGCATTGGTTGCAGGGTCTTTGTCAAGCCAGAACAGGTTCAAGGGGGGGTCTCCTTCTCCAATGCCTCTTCGCAGAATATTCCGCAGTCTATGGAGTCTAGTGTTTTCATAGGTCTGCCCATTTCATCTGGGTGAAGCTCGTCCAGAAATATTCTTTCACCTCTAACTCTGACGAGCCTAGTTCCAAGCTCCCTGGATAAGCTGGCTCTTCTGCTGAACACTTCTGGGTGGACTTCGCGAACGTGGTTCCAGTAAGTTGGGGAGGTTGCCTTCACGCATCCAATGCAGTTGGCGTTCGGATATCCCAGCCCGTATATTCGGGGCAGCTTTATTCCGAAATTGAATAACACCTTATAACAGTCTTCTTTTGTGAGCTTTTCCTCTATGAGCACTGGAAGAACATTATTTCGCTCTGTCAATATGAACCTTTCGTGTCTGGACTTTTCTTCGTGCGTGAATCCAAGCACCATGTGGTCGCAGTAGTTTTCTCGTTCCCATTCTTGTCTAGCTTGAATCTTTAAATGCTTGGTGCATGGAGCGCCAGCAACACCGGACATGTATTTCCGCTGAGTCCAAACCTTTTCTGCAGAAGCGTCTGGGAAGGAAGGGTTGGTTGAAGGTTCCACCTCCACGGATAGCCACTCGGACACATCAAGCAGGAACCTTCTGTTGTCCTCGTCTTCCTCAAGAACTGGGTTGTTGACCAGTGTTATTTCGGCGAGGTGGGAATATTTTTGGATTGTCAGCCAAGCTGCAACTGCACTAGCCGCGCCGCAACTGAACCAGACAACTATCTTGTCGCCTTCCTTTACTTTTGCGCTCATCTCATTCCCTCTCGCACGCTTAATTCTAGGTCGTCAATAAAGTCGCTCATGTCAGCCTCCTTGTTTAACATATTAGGTGAGCGAGGCCCCATACCGTCAGACCGAGGATTTCTCCCATCAGCCTCGCTTCTTACTTCTGACTTAACCTAGACCCTCACGAGCCGTTCTTTTTGAGCCAGCGTCCAAACTTCCGTTCCGCTGACTTTGGCGATATGCCGTGATCCTTGAGTATGGCAAGCCCGCGCGCGGAGTCACCTTTGCTCAGGGGGGTCGTTGCATGTTCTGCGTCCAAGGCCTTTGCCCATCCGGCGGAAGAAGCCCGTCCCCCCTGACGCTTGCTGGGCGAACCGCTGGGTCGGGACCTTGTCGCCGCTGCACCATCTTGTCGGCGCTTGGCCCTGTCGGGATCTGGGTCCGCTTTGGGGGTCTTGAATTGCTGCACCTCATAACCTAATGCTGTCATCTCCGGCGAAGGCCTGTCCATTATCAAGATGCTGACAAACCCGTGGTCCGGCTCAAACTGCACGGTCGTGGCCTGTAATCCCTTGGCGTCTGCCTGCTCCTCGGAGAACCTGTCGGCCAAGGGCCTGTTCTTCCAGTAGCGTCGCAGGTCGCCCTCTGTGCGTCCAATAGTGAAGTCTGGAGCGTCGGCTTGCTGTTGCTTGAAACTCATCTGTTGTCCCGACGAGTTAAACCAAAGGCTTCAGGCTTCGGGGTGACAATTATGTTGTATAGAGCAGAGGAACGTTTGAGGCCGATCCCAGAATATCCTTCCCTTGAGCCTGCCCAAGTGGCCTTACCATATCGAACGCGGCCCTGTCGGATGTACACTGGAATCCTCGCGGACTTGTTGTCTTTGACTATGGATCGGCATATCAAACGGTTTCTATTTAAGATGCTGTCGTACATTTGCTTGGTCCTTTGTTTTGTTTTACTTGCTGAATCCTGTCTAAGGAAGACAGTCGAAGATCACAAGAACTATTCTTCGAGACTCATGCTGTTCATGAACTTTTCCCAGTCTGCAGCTCCACGCTCGTCGGCCAGTTTACGCCGATTCTGTTCGACTACGTCCCAGCATGAAACTATGCCGACAGGATCCTGTCCGGACCCGTCTAAGAGGGCAAGTATCTCATCTAGGGGCATGGCCGCAAGGGCCTCGGCGTAAGGCTTGTCTGCTATGATCTCCGACGGTGACCACGAGCATTCCTGATTAGGGTCGGCAGCGGCACTAATTCCGATTGCGGTCAGAACCACAACTCCAACAAATAAAGTCTTCAAGTTAGTCATTGAATATTCTCCTTGGCTGTGCGCGTGAGTGCGCGTTGTAGGTTAAGCGTAGCTTGCAGCTTGGCCTCACGGACTTTGCTCTCCGCCAGTTGTTTTCTGAGCGTAGCAGCTTCGTTCATCAAAACAGCTATGTATGTCAGGGGGTCGGGCAACATTATAGATCGGCGCATTTGTACTTCTTCCTTCCTGACATTGGCCCCACGTCCTTGGCGAATACGATCTGTGCTAGGTAGCGAGTCCCTTCGACACAGTTGGGGATAATCATGAACATGATGTAGTCTCCCGGAAGACCGAGGACTGAAGTGCCTTTGCAGGTATGAACAGTGATCCCCCCTGCATCGCCACTCCAGCCATCGCCATACGGGCCAAGGTCGGGAATACGAGGCAACCACTCTTCAACCAGTTCTTCCATGTCCGCAGTGTCTTCGCTATCTTCTGAGGGAATACGAAACGCAACGTATCCGCATTCTGTTTCGCGGCTGATCAGGTTGACTTTGGTACAGGCTGGCATTGGGTGGCTCCTTTGGTTTACTTGCTGAACCCTGTCTAAGGAAGTCGATTGAAGATCACAAGACCTATTCTAGAGGCCCTTCTTCACAGGTAATCTTTGTCCAAGGCTGCAAACTGTTCTTGCATGGTCGGTTTTTCTGGCGGACTCCAATGCAGTCTAAGAATCGCATCCATCAGCCTCGGCTCTTCCGTCACCGCTTTAATAATCCACTCGTAGACAATATGGGAACTTCGACCTTCGAGTCCACTGGAGGCAAGCCACCTGTAGAGAGTTATTCGGGCGTTAGACTGTTCTGCCTCACGCATTGTCTCGTGAGGCGTTTCAACCATGTCTATAAATTGCTCTACCTTAGTTGGTGTCGGATATGTCATGATGGGTCCTATTTTATGACTCCGAGGATTTCAGTTCCCTCATAGCCGTGGTTGATGAATTGGGTGGACAGAAGAGTGGAGGTGATGCAAGCTGCCGCAGAAGGGTCTGACTCCTGCTTGTCTTTGTCAAACCACTGGTCCGCGGAGTGTACCTCGTAGTGGAGGAACTTAGTCAGGGGGGCTGGAGCCGTCTGTACAATGCGAAACAAGGCGACTCCACCGATCTCGAACGCGTCGCCATAGGCGTAGAGTCCATATGGGCTGATGTAAATGTGGCATCCAGTTTTAGTGCAGGTCATTGGTTGTCCTTTCGAATTAAGTTTGAACCTGAATAGTGAGGCGGGATGACCCCGATAACGTCCAGCGATGGAGTCGAACCAAGCATACCGTCATCCGCTCTACCCACAAGGCTTCCGCCGCAATCTGCGCAACCTATGCCCATTTCCACGCTCCAGCCTTGTGGGTCCCGACTAGTGCGCCCATGCCTTCGCGAATGGCGTAGATTGTCACAGCCTTCAGCCCTTCAATATGGGCGCGGCCTTCGACAATGCTTACCAGTTCAGCGCGGGGGGTGGATCCTGGAAAGTCGCTGTTCTGGCGTCCCCCCTGACCAAACAAGGCAACAACTCGGAAGCTGTCCGGTGCGTCTACAATGGGCTGTTCGTGGGCTTGGATTAGAATGCGTGGTGCGAGATTCATTAAAGGCACTCCTCAAATGTAAGGTTGGTGAAATAGCAGTTCTCTGACTCTGCAAGGCTTTCTATGGCTTCACGCATTTCTACTGGACAGTCTCCGTAGAGTGTGTCGTCATTTTCGTTGCCGTTGTCATCGTACAGAGTGAATGAAGCCTTGAGCATTTGCTTGGTCCTTTGGTTTACGTTTACTTGCTGAACCCTGTCTAAGGAGTACTTATGAAGATCACAAGAGCTATTCTTCAAGGCTGTTGATATAAGTCAGCAGGGCAAAGGCGGCAATCGCCAGCGTCGCAAAGGCTGGCACGGCCCAAAACGTAGCGCCGAGAAATAGTACAGCCAACAATCCGACCAAGCTCCCGACCAAAATGACGATTACAAGAGCAACAGTGGTCATTTGCGGACCTCACTTAGCTGTTTGTTTAATTGTCTCTGTGCGACGCGCATTGCGCGATGACTGGGCTTGTGGCCGACCAGAACAAACTTGCCCGTTGGCTGATGAATCATCTTGCCGCCTTGAATGATGTAGTTTGGCACTTTGCCTCGGTGATCTTTAATCATGTTCTTGCCTCTCTTTTCTTGTCAGCGGAATGTTGGCGATAACCTTCGCCTGTGCGAATTCTACCGCCGGAACGAGTTTGATTTTCGTCCGTATGACGTAGGCCTTTTCTACTAAATACAAGGCTAGGTCTTCTTCGCGAAAGTCCTTCCATTCCAGTTCCTGCCAAAACCTTCGACTGTCTGGGTCGGGGTAATATGGTGTAGAGCACAGCTTCCGCAGGTTGGCGGCTACTCCGTCCGGAGTTCGTAGCATGTACGCGGGAGTCTGAGACCAGCAATTCTTGTCTACCCCGCGATGAGCGGAATAGTGACCTTCCACCTTGCGAAGATAAAACCCGTCCAATTTCCGGCGTATCATATACAGTATCATAATGTCGATTCCTTTGGTTGGCCGAGTAATGCAGCTCACGGGTGAGGGCATGAGCTGCACAGTTGACCAACGCCTTTAGATGTGCTGGTCAGCTTCTTTAGTGTTGCGGGGACCAGCCTCGCCGCCACCTTCTTGCTCATGCTCGACTTTAACTTCGCCTTCCATGATCATGGTGTAGAACTCTTTCGCTGCACGATAGATTTCAGCGCCTTTACCAGACTCGTGAGACAGGATAGAACCGTCGTACTTAATCTTCCAGTTGAACCAGTCACCTTGGTCGTTGGACTCCGGAATGGTGTGAGCATTGTATGCACCATAGAATCGGGCAGGGTTGACACGACGGCCAGTCGCAGGATTCTCCACACGGAGGTTGCGAATTTGCGTATTCCATGCGCGGCTGACGCGGGCTTGCGTAGAAGACATGCTCATGACCAGTTGGTCGTAGGAGCCGTCTTCGTGGACGAGCAAGACATAGTGCTCAGGCGTGTCGCTGATCTCGTTGCCGTTCGGCAGGATCATCTTGCCCTTTTCGCCCTTCACCGCGTCCTCCATAATGGATTCGTCGTGGTCAGGGTTTACAAGGCCACCGCCGGAGTCGCGGGGGGTCCACTCGATGAAGCGGCGGCGATAGAACACTGGCACGAGGGTGATTGGGCTTTCGTTCAGGTCATCTGTTGTGCCGACGAGTGTGTCCAGACCGCCGATGAATACCGAACCGTCTTCACAGCCCTCAATATATTCGGCCTTGGCTTTCTTGACCTGCGGAGACAACGCCTGTGCGATCTTGATGCGTGGAATCAGGACGTCTTTGCGGCCGAGGTCTTCGTTGCCTACGCCAGCATCGGCGAACACGTCAAGGTCCACTGCGTCGGCGATTTCGGTGTTGGCTTTGGTTGCGACGTCCGTTGACTTCTTGGACGCGGTTGACTTCTTGGTAGCTTTTGCCATGAGGAATCTCCTATTAAGGCTTCGGTTGATTTGGTGGAGTTACTTCGCCCGCTTCTTGCGTGGCTTGGTGATCTTCAGAGCGCGACGAATCCGCAGTCCGAGGGTTTCAAGTTGGAGGTCTTCGCCTGCTTCGATCTGCTCACGCGCCCATGCCGCCAACGTCTGGGGGTGGACGTCTTCCTTGAGCTCCGGAGCATATCCATTGTCCATCAGCAGACGATAAGCGGCTTGTGCCTGCTCAGTGTCACCTTTGGCATACGTGGCGGACACGACCGCTTTGAGTAGGCCTTCACCCCCCTTGGTTTGTAGATAGGCCATCGCCAGCGCCCGTTTCTCTGGGTCGCGGGATGGAAGTGAACCGTACATCTTGTCGGCGACCTCCAATTTGTAGCCGGAGTCAGCGTCTGTGAATGATGTAACGCCAACCTCGTCAAATAGCTCTGGAAACAGCCATTCGTCAAAGCGGGCTAGAGACTCTTGCTGTGCTTTCAACTCGGCGGTTAGACGTTGCACCTCGTCGTCAACTTCATTGCGCTTGGCCAGCATGTTTGACAGGCGGGTCAGTCCGTCTTCTGATGCACCAACTTCGGCATCATCAAATACGTCAATTTCTTCAGTCATTGTTTGATCCTTTATCTTCAGAGAGTAAATACGCATGGAACATAGGTTCCGAAAGCGCCGTTGAGGCCACGCTCCCAGCGCAAAGTCTGGAAGGTGGAATAGGTTGGATTCATTCGCGCCATAACAGTAGCGCAGATAATCATGCCAACAGGGTCACCGCCCGAGAACACGAGATAGTCCACGTCGGGGTTAAAGTCCTCCAACGCGTCCTCCGCCAGTGCCACAGCAATGTCTTGCTCCTGGGAAGGTTGAAACACGGAGTTGGGGAAGATGAACTTCAGCACGCCATAGTCGCGAGCCGGAGTCACAGACCGTCCTGGTCCTGGAGGCGAGATGATGAATACGGTAGGCTCTAAGAGTGGCATAGCGGTTGATCCTTTGTTTTATGTTAGGGCAGACTAGCCGCTATTGCGGGGTCGTGAAAGGTTTATTGTTCGCGGTCAGATGTCTTATTTTCCATCTCATCCAAATATGCGTCAGCAACAATCGACCTGATAACGTCAGACATCATAAGGTCGCCCTCGGCCTGCTCTATAAGCCAAGTCACAGCTTCCACGGACAGGTCGCGCAGCACAGCAGCCATCGTGCCTGTCCGGAGACCCTTGAGTTGAGCATTGGCCACCAGTTTAGAAGCGCTCGTCGGCACATAGTCGGTGCATTTCCGACAGACGCATCCCTTCTTGTGGGTGTGAGGCTTGCAGACGCGGGTTCTAGAGTCACGTCTAACGGTATTCGTGCATCCTGGATGGGCGCATATCAGGGGGTCAAAGTTCTTTGTCATTTTGTGTCCTCAGTTTGTCTATATAGGTTCGGCTTGGAAAGAGGCTTCAGTAGGGCGACATGATCTTCTATGTCCGTGATAGCACGTCGCTTGCTCCCTCGCCATTCTCCATCCAGCGGCCACCAAAACTTGAGCCATAAAAACGTCGCTTGACGCTCGGCCAGAAACATTTTCACCCTTTGGGTCTTACCGCGCTGTGATACTCGGGTGACTACGGCCTCTCTGGTTCGGTACAGGGTCATATCACATCATCCACTTCTTTGTTTTTGGTTGGCGAGGAATTTGCCCCTTCCATTCGATACTTGAGCATCACCTTGCTCCTTAAGTCAGCGTTAGTAAAGACCCAATCGTAGACTGTCTTTCGCGTGTCCTTCTTGGCCAGTGCCTTCTTGTCCTCTGGTCTGCAGTACATGCGCAACGACAACGTCGTGCCTTCCACGGCTATCACAGTCGGCTTAGTGGTCTCTTGTCCACTGGGTGACGGGTTTATTTCAACTAGTCCCATCTCCTCCACCTCGCGGCGTAGCTTCTGGGTGGAGGCCTTGACATTGCGCTCACGGCACAGTTCTTGAATATCACGCAACACAATGACTTGTCTGAGGGGGTCAGTTTGGTCCAGCCACTCGTCTGTTATCAGCTCCTTGATTGTTCCCATGGTTCGCGCCTGTACTTTGCGCTTCTGCTCGGTGTCGGGTGCTTCGGCGTTGCGGGCGAGCCATCCAGCATTGCGCAGTTGGTCGCCGTACTCACGGACAAGCCATAACAGGGTCCCCAGCCGCTCGGGGTCTTTGCGTAGCTCGTGAACCGCTAGGGCTGTACGCGGGTTGATCTTGCGCTCGGCGACCTCCGGCATAAACCAACGACGGTCCTGATCCCCGACTCGCAGACAGTCAAAGTGGTTTGAGCAGGCAATTATCGAGGCCCTGTTCTCCACTGAATAGGCGTCCTTATTCATCCGTCTAACGGAAATCGACTCCTCGGTGATGATGGGCTTCAGCTTCTCTACCAGAGCATAGTTCCATCCTCCCTTGCTCTCCTTCAGCTCGTGGCAGGCAATCAACTGCTTCCCTTCTGCCCAGCCATTAAACTTCTCCTCCATTATCATGCTGGTCACGTCAACCTTGTTGTCCTCGCCAATAATCGACCCGCATAGCTCCACAAGAGTCGACTTGCCTGTGCCTTGCGTGTCGCTTATCAACAGGGTTGCCCACATCGGCTTCTCGCCAACTGCAATGCAGCACATCCACCTGATAAACAGCTTCCGCTCGCTCACGTTAGGTAGCAGGTGTTTCAACAGTCGCTGCACTACAGCGGTCTTTCGTTTATACATCGCTACGGTCTTCACTGGTATCACAGGCCTCAGTGACGGTCTAAATCGGTTAACAACCTGAATGTCGCGTCGTGAGTAAAACATGGGCGGAGCCAGCCATACGCCTTCCCGCGACTTGCGAATCTGGGGGTTATAGCCGTATCCGGCAACGCCGCGCAAGTCCTTCGACTTCCATAGGTCTCCCATCACACCTACAGGCGCTCCGACTGGCGTCGTAAAACGGTAGTTCTCCATAAACGCTGCACTGTTAAAGGGTCCATGCAGGCGGTCCCCGCGCACTACCAGATATTCTTGCGTCTGCTCCACTCGCACAATCTTCTGCGCAAACTGCTTCCGGAGCTTCCATACTATCTTCTCTTTGTCGTTGTCGTCCACTATCATCTTGGCAACGTGCGACTCCTCCGCAATTCGTGCTCCGTTGACAATGGCCGACGGGTCAAAAAACGGCGGCTCATCCGCTATGTCCCATCCGCGCAGTCCACGGTCGTTCTCGAGGATAGTGCCTCGGTAGTCGGCTATCAATACACTTTCCACATGCGACAGGCACCGCGCAACCGTCCACATGGCGTCAAACCCCGCGCCATCGTTGTCGGGCATTAGGAACACTTTGGTTTTCGGGGGGATGCTCTGCCAGTCCGCTTTCCATGGCGAACCCGCAATCGCGCCTCCGCGCCAAGTCACGTGAGCATACTGGCTCAGCCACATCTGCCATGGGTGGCCACTCTTGGGGTGACTCGCTGCAACAGCCGCGTCCACTGCTTTCTCACCCTCATGCACCATAATCTTGTCTCGACTCCAGTACTCACCATAGAGAGGGCGTGGCGTCGGGTATTCTTGCTGGACCCAGTTCACCCCCTCGGCGCATATCCATGCAAAGCATCGCTTCTCTGTAAAGTCGTTATCGTCGGCGGGGTCAATGCGCTGTACAATCAACCCTGTCTCGCCGTCCCTGTTCTTGTAATAGTAGTGCGTGCCTGCATAGCCACGCTTATCCTCCGTCCCATTCGTTGTCGGGTAAAAAGGCGACCTCGTCCACCGAGGTACTTTAATCAATATCAGGGTTTCATGCTTCTGCTTTAACTCGTCCAGTTCCTCCGGCGTCGGGGCAGGCAACTCCGGACCGTCATTCAGTATTTCAATGGTCCCGTCTGGGTTGAGGCGGAACAGCGTGGTGGAGTATCCATCTCCTTGGACGCTGAATTGGTTGTCGCCTTGTGGGGTGGCGAATATTCGATGTAGATATTTCGCGTACATTCGTCGTGCGCTCCTCGGCTTAGGGTTGCTGGGATTAGGTTATTCGTGGTCTATTTCGTCGTCCCAAGAGTTCGTTGTAGTATTTGTCTATTGGAACCTGCTTGAGTGGTTTGGTGCATTCAGGATGTGCTACGTTTGGGAGGCCGTACTTTTTGATGAACTCTTCAAACGGGTTGCCTGCTCTGTCAGTCGGACGGCTCGCGGTTTTGAAGTCAACGACCCTTGGAACAGGGCCGACCCCCCGTTCTGCAGGAATCTCCGACTCCAGCCACGTGACTCCAAAGTTCCACTCCCGATCACATCGGTCCACGAATTCTAGAGTTTTCACGTGCTCCTGACCTGTATTGGCGAACACCACATGCAGATTATCACAGTATTTTTCACGGTTGTTTACCATCCACCAACACAGATACGCCGATGTCTCGCCTCCGGAAAACGAAATGACTAGGTTCTCCACCCGTTCGCCGTTCCAGATAAGCGGAGGCTTCTTTTCCCTGCTCATCGGCGGAAGCTTTTGGGATGGTGGTTCTTCGGCCTGTTGCGATGCTTGTCAGCAAAGTCTGGTCCGTGGTGGAGCACTACAGTCCGCAGGCTTGGCATATGGTATATATCCAGTTGTCGGTTTGTGGGGCAGTCTAATAGGTCCAGTTTGTCTGTGTCTTCATCGGCGCAAGCCTGTTCTGCGACCGTGGCTAGTATGACTGCGGAGTGTAAACGGGTGGAGTGCGGCATGTGGTTGATCCTGTTTTGGGCTGTGCAACGCCTGCAACGTACCTTGGGCAGCGGTTCTTGAATAGGGGTTAAATGTCGGCTTCAGGGAGGTCGGTAAACCAAATGGCTGTTTTCTTAAATGTTAAATAAGTTATTAAATCGGTTATTAAATGTTCAATTCGGCTTGTTTACTCCGGCTTGAGGTCCTTTTCCCCCTGATTATTTAACTATTTAATAATAGCTTCTATACAGCTATATTGGCTAAGGGTAAAAAGGGTAGGCTGTATATAGCAGTATAGAGGCTATTATTAAATAATTAAAGGTTCAGGGGGGTTTGGAGGTTAAGCTGTTGTAAATAAAGGAAATGAATCCTTTAATAACCGATTTAATAACCGATTTAACATTTAAGAATGTGGGGTTTTGGTTTATTTTTGCAACTGAGGCCGACACTTGTGAATAAAAGGGCCTGTTGCTGATTTGTTTTTAAGGGTAAACAGGGCTGTAGGTAAAGCCCTTATTTCTCGGGCAGTCAAAAGGCGGCACAGTGCTAGAATCAGACATGTGGAAGGCGATGCAGCGAGGTCTCTCAGGGGGGACCATGTCAGCCGAAAGGTTTGAGCCGGGAATGCCTGTCGGAATGTCGGATGTTCATTGGTGGGACTCAGTGTCGTTCACAGCAGGTTGGCTGGAGCTGAAGCTGTATCCACGCGAGAAGCTCAGGTCGGCGCAAAGGGCGTTCCTCCGCAAGCTGGCCAACACAGGCGGCAGGGCGCATATCTGGTATGTTGATCAGGATATGATGTCGCACGTATTTTCATGTTCATCGCTTCCTGTGTCTGTCGACCTGCCATGGGAGTCGGTTCTGATCACGGAGCCATATGAGTCAATCAATTGGAACAGGTTTAAGAGGACGCTAATCAGTGGTAGATAACGAAGAAATAATGCTGGTCTATCGGGGGGAATCACTTTCCTGTGATCTATCAGCCACGCGCGAATCGGAACTCATGCGGTTTCCATATCGAGATCTAGACCAAACAATCGGCATGATAACCGACTGGGAAGTCTGGCAGTACTCCAAGAGGGTCCCGACGACGCCCTTTGTGGCCAGCTATGTATCGGAAATCCGACGAGGACGTGATCGCGCCCGCATTGATCGTGTGTTTCAGCTGATAGGCGGTGTCATGTTTATCCCGAAGACCTTCATAGACGCAGGCGGAAATCCGCCGCGAGGATATAGTCGCTATACGTTCCCACGCATGGCTTACGAAAACGGGGTCCACGAGCAGATGAAGGATCCAGTAGATGTCTCATGGGGGGAGATCCTCACTATGGGACTGCACATGGAGCAGGCGAGCAAGGTCAGCAAGGTCAGCAAGGTCAACAAGCCAACGCAGACACAGGCCGGACCAGCATCCCAGCCAAACGAACACAAGGCCACGGCTCCGGCATACCAGACAGGGCAGACCGTATGGATCACCAGCGGCGTTCTAGCAGGGTTCCAAGCCAAGGTGGAGGCAGTGGAGCAGGACACAGGCAAGGCCCGACGAGGACATATCTACTCTGTGGACGCAGGCAATGGCATCGCCTGCAAGGTTCCCGAGGCGGACCTGTCCGCCGAACCCGACGCGGAGAAATAGGTCTTGTCACAGCGAGTTTTCTGCCTTATTCTCGGTTTAACGGTTCATCTGTGGTTTCCACGAAGAACGAACATTAGACAGTTATCTGTCACGATCATCCGAACGACTAACAGGATTCAAGATCAATGGCTCGCAGGAAGAAGCTCACCAAGCAAGAGATGATGGACCAAGCCGCTCGAGATCGCATTGATGCTGAGGAGATGTTTGGTCCACGACCCTCTCGGGCGAAGACTGTTGAGCTCCACGAGGTAGCGACCCTGCGCCGTGCGGACCGTACATCAGACGACGGAGCCTATCACTCTCCAAAGTATGCAGGTCCGCAGGAACTTTCCGTCCCGATCAACGACTACTTTGCATGGAGTGCAGCGAACCCGCTTTATACTGAGCAGGCACAGTTCGCTAGGGGCGAATGGCAGACACACGAGAAAACTCACCCTCGGCCACTCACCAACGGCGCTCTATGCGTGTTCATTGGCATCAGTCGTCGGACGTGGCAGGACTGGCGGGCCGATCGCGAAGACCTAGCAGAACTTATCCGTGAAACAGACGAAATCATCTTCAACCAGAAGTTCGGCCACGCTGCGATCGGCGTCTACAACGCTGGACTCATCGCCCGCGACCTAGGGCTGGCGGATAAGACAGAAGTAGTTGACAAAACCCCTGTCATCATCGAAGCCGACGATCGTGACCTCTAAGGCATTCAGCCTGTCAGACAAGCAGAAGGAACAACGGGACCTCGCAGCCTCGTCTGCCCGACACATACTCGCGTTCGGCGGTGGACGGTCTGGCAAGACATTCGGATTCCTCTACTGCATAGCCAAACGCGCCTTGATGGCTCCCGAGTCACGCCATGGTGTCTTCCGTCTGCATAACGTGGACGCGAAGCAAGCGGTCCTCATGGACACTTGGCCTAAGATGATGAAAGTTGCCATGCCCGATGTCCACTGGGACGTCAACAAGTCTGACCAAGTCGTCTACCTTGGCGATGGAGCAGAAGTTTGGTTTGCAGGGCTGGACGACAAGGAGCGCGTGGAGAAGATCCTCGGCAAGGAATTCGCGACGACCTACCTCGGTGAGTGCTCGCAGATCAGCTATCCATCGGTCAGGGTTCTACGAACTCGACTAGCGCAGAACGTTGACAAACTGGACGGGCGACCGCTGAAGCTGAAAGCCTATTACGACCTGAACCCTGTCGGCAAGACACACTGGACGAACGTTGATCTCCTACAGGGCATTCAGCCGGAGACCAAGGAACTGTTCCCTGCTGGCACGCGGGCTGTCATACAGATGAACCCTATCGACAACCCTAATCTATCGGAGGAATATCTGGAGGAGCTTGCTGCCCTGCCGGAACGTGACCGTCAGCGGTTCTTGCTCGGCAACTATCAGGAGTCTGTTCCTGGATCGCTGTGGCCTTCAGAGCGGTTGGACGCCAATCGCCGAGGCACGCATCCCGAGCTCACACGGATCGTGGTTTCTGTTGACCCCTCGGGGGGAGACGGTTCCGGAAACGATAGCCAAGGCATCATCGCCGCTGGCCGAGGCGTGGATGGCAATGCATACGTCCTGAAAGACGCCACATGCTCACTCAGCCCTGCAGGATGGGCAAGGCGAGCCGTAGAACTATATCACAGGCTCGGGGCTGACTGTCTTGTGGCCGAGGCCAACTATGGAGGCGCGATGGTAGAGTCCACTATCCGCGCGGTAGACTCTACGGTCAAAATCAAGATGGTATCGGCCTCTCGCGGCAAGCATATCCGCGCCGAGCCTTGCGCGTCGCTATACGAAGAAGTCCTAGGCTCACCGCCGAAGGTCTACCATGTGGGAACCTTCCCCGAACTCGAAGAGCAGATGGCGGCATTCACGACAGACGGATATCAAGGTGCAGGGTCTCCGGACCGTGCTGACGCTCTGGTATGGGCGCTGACGGACCTGATGCTCGGCAAGAACAAACAACTCGGCCTTATGGCTAAGAAGCGGACATAGCAAAATGATCCCACAACTCAACAGCGCACAGACCCACGCCGCAATCAGGCTGATGGGGAACTCTGCGACGTCGTACACGGGCCGAGGCTCGCTGATCGGGCCAATGCAACAGTCGTCCACCTTCAAGCATGACATCGCGTATGACTTCGGCTATCCGCGGACCGCAGAAATGAGCTTCAGCTACTTCTACGAAATGTGGAAGCGTCAGGGCCTTGCCCGAGGTTTAGTGCTGAAGACCGCCTCCAAGACGTGGGAAGAAAACCCGACCTTGTCCGAGGACGGTAACGAGCACGAGGAAACACCTGCCGAGGAAGAAGTACGCAACCACTTCCGGAAGATTCGCTTTTGGCAGAAGCTTCAGGAGGCAGACAAGCGCAGCATGGTCGGCCGATATTCTGCGGTCGTGTTCCAACTCGGTGACGGTTTACCTTACGACCAGCCCGTCACAGCCGTCGCAGGGGGGATCACTGGCATTGTGTCTGTCATTCCTTGCTGGGAGCAGCAACTTGAGCCGTCCTCATGGGACATGGCCAAGGACTCCCCGACATATGGACAGCCGACGATGTACCGCTTCAACGAGTCAGCAGTGGACCCGACGTCCGGCAAGACCCGTTCCTTCATTGTCCACCCCGACCGAGTTGTCATATGGTCCGCGGACGGTACGACATTCGGCGACTCGAAACTAGAGTCCTGCTACAACGCGCTGATGGACATTGACAAGGTTCGCGGCGGTGGAGCCGAGGGCTTCTGGAAGAACGCCAAGAGCCAGCCTGTGCTGAACGCTTCTGCTGACGTGGACTTCAACCAGTTGGCGACCATGCTCGGAACTGACCTTGAAGGCCTGCCAGACGCACTGGACGAGGTCGTCGGGCGATGGTCCAAGGGCTTCGACGAGAGTCTGATGCTGCAAGGCATGGAAGCCAAGACTCTTGGCGTCAGCCTGTCAAGCCCAGAGCACTTCTTCAGCATTGCGCTGCAGGAGGTCGCCGCATCTTGGCCGATCCCAGTCAAGGAACTGGTCGGTATGATCACAGGCGAGCGAGCCTCCACCGAGGATGCTAAGGGCTGGGCGCAAGTAAACAAGAGTCGTCGCACCAATCTGGTCATCCCAAACATTATGGACATCATCGACAGGTTCGTGCAGTGGGGAATCCTAGGCGACCTGAACTGGGACGTTGAATGGTCGGACCTCACTGCGCCAACCTTGATGGAGAAACTTGATATCTCCAAGAAGATGGCCGAGGTCAATCAGCATATGTTCGCGACTGGCGAAGTTGTATTCACGGACAGTGAAATCCGGATCGTGGCAGGCTACGAGGGTGAGCCAGAAGGTGAATCTGATTTGGAAGGCGAAGGCGATGACGACGAGGACGACTTTGAAGAGCCGGAAGACGAATGATGGCCAGCAACTCCCTCATCATGGACAACAGCGACGCCAACCTCGTGACCGCAGAAGTGGTTCGGCTGATCAAGGAGCATCCACACAAGGCTGACGTTATATGGGCCGACGTTCGACTGTTAATGGCTATGGACAAGGCGTTCGAGGTCTACAGCCACCAAAACATCATCACGACACTGGCGTCCAGCCATTTGCTGAATGTAATTGCGACTCATGGGGGGATTGGCCATGCGGAATCCAAGCATTCCCCGTTCTAAGTCCAACCCGATCGGTCAAACCAAGCGCATCCTTCGTACGCGTCGGGCCATGTTCAGGGACATCAACACTGCTCGCGACCTGACACTTCAGGCTGTCGCCGCTTGGCCCTTTGTGGTGCAGAACCGGACAGAGGGCCTGAAGGTCAACGCATTCTACGAGTTCTTGGTCGATGTGACCCAGATAACTCGTCTTTTGCAGATCATACAGCAGACAATCGCCAATGGCGGTGGTTCGATAGAGATACAAGAGGCTGTGCGCGGATCATACAGAGAGGGAGTCGCCCGTGCGGTGGATAACCTAGCTGGGCTGGACACAAGCTACCCTAGATCTTCGCTTATGCGGCTGGGCGAGCAACAGGTGCTCCGGCGGGCGACCCTTGTAGGCTCTAGGGCCTTCGAACAGATGAAAGGGTTCAGCCACGACACAGCGGCGGATCTGTCGCGCGTGTTATTCGAGGCCATACAGAACGGCGAAACTCCACGGTCCGTGGCTCGGCGCATCCGCAAACGGTTTGCAGTCAGCAAGGTTCGGGCCGAGCGCATAGCGCGGACAGAAATCACCATGGCGCAAAGACGCGCTCGCTGGGACGAAGCACGGGACGCAGAAGAGAAGTTTGGCATCAAGACCAAGATACTGCACAACTCGGCGATGATTCCTGGACGGACGCGACGTTCGCACGCCATACGCCATGGACGCCTATACACGCGAGAGGAAGAAGCCCTCTGGTATACGATAAACGGAAACGCGATCAACTGCTTATGCTCGCAGACAGAAGTAACAGTGGACAAGAACGGCGATCCTCTGTTCGGGGACAAGCTGATGGAGCGCATGGTAAAACAGCGTGACGCCTTCCTAAAGTCCAGTATCACATCAGGAGACACCTAATGACTAAGAAAATGCAGTTGAACTTCAGCACAGGGCAGAAGCTTCGCGCCAACCTTCGCACTCAGGTCAACGCAAGCAAGATTGTCAGTGAAGTCCGCAACGGTCGGGACGTCATCGTGGTTCCCAGCTTTACGCTTCCGGACGACATTGTGATGAATGGCATCAAGTATCCGGCCGAGGAGATCCGCAAGAGCTTCAAGACACTTCAAGGCACGCCAGCGCCACTCGGCCACCCGATGGACGCAGACACGGGCTTTGTCCCTGCTTCTTCGCCCTTGGGGCTGAACCTTGGCTACTTCGGCGCATGGAACGACAACGTAGTACAGGTCAGCGGTCGCGTGTTCATGGAAAAGGTCATCGACGTTAAGCGAGCCAACGAAAGTGACATGGGCAAGCGAGTCCTTGCGGCCATTGCTGCAGGAGACCCTGTCCACACGTCAACAGGCCTGTTGATGAACGTTCGTGAGTGCGCTGACGAAGGCATCGACTGGGAAGGCTACGACATGGAGTTTGACCACGACGCCATCCTCTTGGACGAGGAAGGTGCGGGAACCCCTGCTCAGGGGGTGGGAATGTTGGTCAACGGAAAGAAATTGATGGTCGTGAACGGTACGATCGAAACAGACTTCGAGCAAGAACTCGAATGGGCAGCCGAGCAAGTTGCTCGCGCTGTTGAACGTGCGGAGGAGCGGGAGGAAGACAAGCCTCTTGTCCAAAGCATTAAAGCCGCGATCTTAAAGGCGTTGGGCCTTGAGCGTGAAACTGTAACCGAAGAAGGGATTTCTGTCATGGACGCTAATGACCAGAAACTATTCGACGACCTGAACGCCAAGGTCGATAAGCTGGCGGAAACCAACCACGAAGAAGCGATCACGACCGCTGTGAATGCAGCAATCGCGCCTCTTGCAGCAGCCATCGCCCCATTGACAGACTTTGTCAATGCGCAGTCTGCCGCCTCTGCCGTGGAGCACGAAGCCCTTGTCGCAGAAGCAGTGAAAGCTGAACTTTTGTCAGAGGCCGACGCCAAGGCAACCCCCCTCAATGCTCTTAAGGCATTGGTCAACAGCGCGACGAAGTCCAAGGCCACTCCGGCTCCTGGAATCGGCGGAGCGTTTAACCACAAGGCGTCAGAAGCTGACAGCCTTGCTGAAGACTGGGAGAAGTAATCCATGACAACTGCAAATGTCGTCTTCTCGGGTCCCGCGCAAAAAGTGGACCCAATCACCCGCTCTGCAATCATCGCCGCTGGTAACACGATCCTTCCTGGAATGCTCGTGAACATCACGGCGGCTGGCATGGCGATTCACACTGCCGATGGCGCTGGAGCTGGAGCTCTTATCGCCGACATGAACGTCATTGAGCAGAAGCCTGTCACCGCTGCACTGACAATCGGGGACACGGCGAAGGCCTTCGTCATCGAGGTCGGATGCACCTACAATCTGGTCGTTCCGGATGGTGAGACTTTGACAGTGGGCATGGCCCTGACGTCGGACGACGCAGGCGGTGTCGTTGAAGCAGTCATCGCAGGCGCTACGCCTGATCAGGTGCTGTTTGTGGCCGAAGAGGTGTTGACCACGTCCGGCTCCACTGGTCGTATCCGCGCTCGCGCTGTTGCGTCTGGCTATCCTTCAGCGGCATAACCGCTCTCGAACCTTAGTCCGGCCCGATTCTGGGCCGGATGACACCCAAAACCATTGACAAGGAGAGCAGCGATGTTCCACTTCGATAAAGAGTTCGCGAACGGTACACGTTCCGGACAGAATCACAAAGCCCAGAAGCAGCACGTCACGCGTCAGCGCGAACACTTCGCTGCTCACAATGCTCAGTTCTTGGGCGCAAACGGGATCTTCGCGGGCAACGCAGCCGCGATTATACCACAAGACGTCTACCGCGAGTTTGAGTCCACGACCAAGGAACTCATGCGTGCGCCTAACCTGACCCTGCTCAACGACTTGCAGGCTCTGGCCAAGGGTCTTCCAGTCGGAAAGATCGAACACGTCTACCGTCAGGCTTCTGACAGCGGCATCGTGGTCACCGATCTTGAAGGTTCGTCTCCGGTCGAGATTGACAAGGCGAAGTACAGCTACGACTCCACGATCAAAGTTGTACACAAGACAGGCTTCGGCCGTTCTTGGATGGAGATGGAAGGTCAAACGTCCGAGGGCTTTGACGGCCTGATCGACGACCAAGCCAACTCTGTCCGCCTGATGCAGGAGACTATTGCTGGCCACATCTACAACGGCGTGGACGTGACCTTCAAAGGCACATCGGCTTCGGGCATCAAGGACTCTGCGAAAGTGGCGTCTGTCGACTTGGACGCCAGCGGCTTGGATATTGACTTCACGTCGGCAGCAACATCTGCCTCGGACATTCGTGCCGCATTCATCAGCCTTGTTGATACACTGCGCATCTCGAACAACGTGTCCGGCGACATCACGTTCTATGTGTCGCGTGAAATCATGTCCAACCTGCAACGCTTCTTCAACACTAACGACATCGGCTTCGGCACGATTCTGCAGTCTCTGCTGACGTTGAATGGCGTGGCAGCGGTCAAAGAAGACGCGCAACTGTCTGGCAACGAACTGATCGGCGCTGTACTCAGCGCCGAGTACATTCGTCCGCTGGTCGGCATGGCTGTGACAACTGTGCCGTTGGTTCGCTCCAACCCGTTCGACAACTACAATTTCCTGACATGGTCCAATGTGGGCCTGGAAATTAAGGTTGACTACAACGGCAAGGTCGGCGTGCTGTACGCTCGCGAAATCGCTTAAGCCTGCTTCACGGCCCTAAGCAAGCGGCTCAGGGGGGATTCCTTCCTGAGCCTTTTCCACCTTAACTTTATCATCGGGAGACGATATTATGTTGGTCAAATGCATCAACCCTAAGTTTAATCATGTCCACTTCGGGACGGACGCCAATGGCAAGCGCACGCCAAAGAAGATCGCTTTCGGCGATGTATTTCCGGTCAAGGGAATCCCCCCTGAATGGGAAAACATGGTTGCTCCGGTTGGAGTTCAAGAGACGGTCTCTGACACCCGCGTCCAAGTCACCAACCCTGCCGAGCCTGCCTCCATGGAGGAGTTGAAGGCAAAGTATAAAGAGTTCTCCGGCAAAGCGGCGCATCACACTTGGGACGAAGCCAAGCTGGTCGAACTCATCGCCGAATACGAAGAAGACGAAGACGAGAACGAAGACTAACTCCAACAGAAGTCCTCGCCACTTCGGCTGAGGACTTCTGGCCACATAGAATTCACAAAGGCGGCTTTCCATCATGTCTTACGCGATCACATCCACTGAAGTATTAGACGGATTCTCGACGAGTGCCTCCACGGCGGATCTTGACGCGTTTATTGCGGTCGTGGATCAGGCAGACGCGTGTCTTACAGCCAAGGGTCAGACAGCGGCTATCGGAAAGCAGATGAAAATTCTTGCTGTCCGTCACTTGGCTGCCAACTCCATCGACAACGGAACTGTTGAAATGCAGCGAGCCGTTTCCGGTGCTTCGCGATCCTATGGCAAGCGCAAGGAAGGCGAGACGGGTTACTTGGAGACACTTCGCACTATAGATAAGTTCGGCTGTGTCATGGCCACGGTGACCAATGGTGGTCGTATTCAATTCCGGTCCGTGGGACGCCATTCAGGGGGATCTGTCTGATGGGAACCTTTTCAGCGTGGTCGTATACGGCCGACTGTACTATCTGGACTCCTACGATGGACGAGTACGATCAACCCGTCAGCTATGCACGGGCGAATTTCAAGTGTTCGTTCAAGACAGGCGGCTCTTTGGCCGTGGACAGTCAGGGTCAGGAGTTTTCCCCCCTGACGACCGTGTATTTGGAGGCAGCGGATGCTGACGCGCCTGTAGTTGGGGCCTATCTGACGATAGGGCGATCAACAGCGGACGTCCCTCCTGCAGCGGCGGAAGTTATACGCAGCGCAACAGGTCACGACCCTAGCCTCTTCTCACAGGGTCTGCCAGATAGGGTCTTGGTGACGTAAATGAATCAGACTCGCGTAACAGGCATTGAAACGGCTCAAAAGCGCCTAGCGGAAGCAATGCAGGATATTGAAATCGCCTCAGAGGAAATGTTGGCTGTGATGCTGCAGTCCATATCCGCGAATACCATGCCATATGTTCCGGTCGACAATGCTTACCTCATCAACAGCGAATACAGGCGGACGGGCGACGGTCCTGATGGTCCGTGGGGGGTCATCGGCTACGGAAGTCCAACGGCGGCGAGCAAAGCAGGCGGAACTCCTGTCCAAGAGTATGCGGTCTATGTCCACGAAGGCAAGCAGAAGAACTGGCAGAAACCGGGAGCGAGTAACAAGTATCTCTCCAAGGGAATACGCGATTTCCAACAGGACGACTTGTCCAGAATCATAGCGGCGTATCAGTCATGAGCCTACAACTCCTCACCCGAACCAAAGCGCACATCATTGACGTTGGCAACTTGCTCGCGGCATACTCGGTGAAATACTATCGCTGGTCAGACGCAGACCTAAAAGGCTCGGCCTCTGTTGCCCTGTTCCGCAGTCCAGGAACGAGCGGAGAATCCGACCCTGTTGCGCAACAGAACGATGTGTCACTGTTTCTGCTCACGTCCCCCTCGCTTGTTACGCAGGCTGACGCGGACATGCTCGCAGTCCAAAGATACCTCCGCACGGATTTTGAGTCGGCCAATGTCTTCTCATATGTTCCGCTCGGAGGCTATAGCGGTCCGACCTACCTTGACAACGGTCGCGCCATGTTTGAAATGTTGATTCGGTGCAGTACCGAGGATCACTAACCAAGAAGGAATAAGACAATGGCAGCAGCAGCAGGTCGTAAGCTCCGCATCAAGTATGATCCAGGAGCAGGTATGGCCGTCATCGCGGGAGCGCGTACGGATTCGTTTACAATCGCAAACGAGCCTATTTCAATCACCGACAAGGACGATCTCGGCGTTCAAAAGTTGTTGGATGACGTCGGCACTCAGTCCATGACAATGGACGTTGAAGGTGTTCTGAAGAATGCTACTCTGCCAGAACTGGCAATTGACACAGCAGAAGGCGCGGCGCTCCACGACTTTGAGATTGACTTGATCGGCCTTGGCGTCATCACTTGCGCCGACGGGTTCTTCATCTCCAACTTCGGGGTCAGTGGTGCAGAAGGCACCGACCCTGCAACTTTCACGTGCTCCCTGACTTCGTCCGGCGCACTCACATTCACGGCGGCATAAGACAATGAGCGTATTCCGGGAAACTACAATCACATGGAAGGGGAAGACTCACAAGTTCACCCCTTCCATGAAACTCCTTCGGGCGATTGAACGAGGAGATGGCAACGGCACAGTGTCCATCATTGAGTTGATCCATGGAGCCAATTCTGGTCGTCCACAACTTAGCTTTATGGCTTGGATCGTAACACTTGTGCTTCTCCATGCAGGAGCAGAGTCCGCCGACGAGGAGGAAGTCTACGGCGAGATGCTGGGCTTTGACGAGGAGGCGTTTGCTCTGTATCGTGCAGTAATCGACGCGATTAGTCCGTCTTCGTCAAAAAAGACCGAGGTCCCCGCCGAGTCGCCCTAGGTCAGCAGGGACCTCTAGAAGGAATCAACTGGGACGTTCTGTACCTCACGGCTCGCGCTTGGGGAGTACAGCCTTCCGAGTTCTGGGAAATGACGATGGCAGAATGGTTCTGCGAATACGACTACAATCGCTCAATGGAGACCGGAAGGTTTGCCGGAAGACTTACCGAGCGTGACGTAGATGAACTGATGGAGTTGCTCTGATGACTATGCCGAGAATTGAAGTACAGGTCGGAGCAGACACCACACAGGCAGACGCAGGACTTGATCGCGTCAAGCAGGGCCTTCATGATGTGGACGCGGCCGCAAGAAAAGCTGGAAAGTCCATCACAGCAGGGGGGTCCAAGCCCCTTGTCAAGTATGGTCAACAGGCCAAGGTCGCGTCACATCACACTGCCAACCTGACGTCCCAGTTTAACGACATCGGAATGATGCTCGCCGCTGGCCAGTCCCCGTTGATGCTGGCCATGCAACAGGGTACTCAAGTGTCTGAAGTGTTTCAGCGCATGGGTGGAACTGGAAAGCTGGCCTTTGGCGGGATCATGTCCGGCCTTAAGGCCATGATCAGCCCCATGTCGCTAATCACCATCGGCTCTATCGCAGGCGGTGCAGCCCTCTTCCAGTGGGCTAGAGGAGCTATTTCAGCAGGCGAGGAGGCTATGACGTTCAAAGAGCGTCTGGAGTCGGTTGACGAAGCCCTGAAGAACTACGACGTGGCAATGGCTGACGCCAATATGTCCACAGACGAAATGATGAAGAAGTTCGGATCAGCGAACGTAGAAATGCAGTCCACGCTGGACCTACTTCGGATGATCGCAGAAAACGAAGCACAGAGAGCAATTGACGGACTCAGCAAATCCCTGTCGGAGCTTATGGGGACAGCAGGCGATGGCGATAGACGACAAGGTCTGGCCAGCTTCTTCGACGTGAACATAGGCCTAGCTTTCACAGATGTCCAGCGCGAAGCTCGCGAGGAAGCACGTTTGCTGACCGCTGAGTTTTCCAACCAACAGACTGTCCTCCAGAACTCTGTCGGAGACATTGAAGCGCAGATTGCGGCGACTGAAAGAATGTTGGCCTCTGCTCAGTCCTTGGCGGAAGCTACAGGCGATGTGTCAGCGGAAGAAGAGGCCATCATAAAGCAGTTGGCTGAAAGCCTTGTGTTGATGAGAAAGAAGCTTGGAACCACTGTCGAACAGGTTCAGGTCAGCGCAGTGTTCTTGGACTTGGTACGACGGACCTCAGACGCCGAACGTGAAGTCGGGGAAAACATGGAAGCGGTCGTGGTGCATACAGCCGAAGCCGCTGCAATGGGGGAGCTGCTCAAAGCCGGGATCTCAGCTTCTGTTGTTCAGGCTATGCAGTTGTCAGACATTGACGTTGCATCTGGGATAGACTCAGCCGCTATGGCCGCTGCGAAAATGGCGACGAACCTTGGGATATCTCTACAGACTGCGAGGGACATTGTTGCCATAGGCGGCGAAGGAGTAAGCGGTCCAGACGGAGCCATTCAACAAGGCCGAAGCGTCATTGACGGACTAGGCAGTCGTGAGAATGGAATGTTCGGAGTCGTCTCCACTCGCTCCTTCAACACCAACAAGGGTCCAGACAGTGGGTCCAGCGGTGGATCAGGGGGCAGCGAAAGTCGCGGACATATTGAATCATTGATAGAGAGCCTTGCCACTGAAGATGAAATACTCGAGGAATGGTATGCTACCAGTCAGGAAAATTTGGCAGAAGCCTCCCGTCAAGAACTTGACATTCTGGGGGGACAGGCCAACGCCAAACTCCGCCTAGAAGAAGAGTATCAGCGCAAGTTGCTCGGACTACGCTCGGGGTATCACGGAACAGGACTTCAGCAGGCCGAAACATTCTTCGGCGAAATGGCTGGAGCGATGCAAGGCGGCACAGAAAAGATGATGCGGATTGCCAAGGTCTTTGGAGCCGCAGAAGCCTTGATAAACAGCTATCGGGCCTATACTCAGGTCATGGCGGATCCTACGCTACCTTGGTTCGCCAAGATTCCGGCGGCAGTCAGCGTTATGTCTGCGGGCCTCGGAATGGTTAGTGCCATTAAAGGAGTCAGTGCAGGCGGTGGAGGCGGAGGTCGGGGCGCATCGGCCCCAGCGATCAACACGTCGGGAGGTTCCGGCTTTGGCGGTAGCAGCGGAGGAAGCAGCAGCGGCGGCGACACAGGGTCGTCTGGGGCTTCTTTAAACCGCTCCATAACTATCATTGGTGAATCCGTCAGCTCTAGACAGGCGGAAAACATCGCAAAGTTCATGAACGAGGGAACTCAAAATGGACTTACAATCAACGGGAGACGGGCATGACAATAGCTATTCAGGGGGGATACACCCTTCCCGACGGAAAGAATGCTCGCATTGTCCACAGAGGCATATCCCCCCGACCAAAGACCGTGTCGGCGTCCTCGGAACTCGCCCTGTATCCAGCGTCCGCTGTTGCGGCTGGTGATACCGTGGACCGCTGGCGTCCGTTTGCAAATGACCTTGCAAGCCCTGCTAACTTCGCAGCTGACGATTGGACAGCAACGGCGGTGACGGTTGGCAGCGATAGCCTATCGCTTGCAGAGACCACGGCAAACAGCCAACACGACATCTCGCAGGCGTTTACGTTTACGGCGGTTGAATACGTCACGGCGTTCAAGGTATCACGGCAAACGGCTCCGGAATTGCAAGTCAGGGCCAATGACAGCACGACATCGTTTACATGCTTTTTTGACTTGCGCGATGGCACTGTCGGAACGGCTGCAAACTGCGTTGGGCAGATCCGCGACCTTGGCAAAGGTGAGTATCTTTGCATTATTTATTACACGCCACTTGCGGCAACAGGCGTCATTGAATTATTGATCGCCGATGGCTCCGAGGCTGTCAGCTATACAGGCGCGGTCACGAACACGCTCAAGGTCATATCGGGATACACGCACGAAAGCGCGGCAACCTTGCGGCTCGATCTATTCACGCCGACGGAATGTGACACGTTCGCAATCGCGGCGCACAATCTGGGCTTAGGTGGCGCACGGATCACATTTGAACACGACAGCAATAACGACGACACGTGGACGACACTCGGTGTGTCTTCCCCGACGGACAACAGCCCTATTCTGTTCTTGCATTCTGGCATCACGTCATCACGGTGGCGGATCACGGTTGATCGTGGCGTATTGCCCGAGGTCGGCGTACTGCGAGTCTGTGAGGCTCTAGTAATGCAGCAGCCCTTCTATGCGGGATACTCTCCAACACCCATGAATCGAGCTACCGAAGTGCAGGGAAACTTGAGCGGCTCAGGTCAGCTTATGGGAAGGTCTGTGAAGAGGACGGTATTGATGTCTTCCTATGCATGGGATCACTTGAAATATGACTGGGTCCGCGCCAACTTAGATGGACCTAATGGCTTGATTCAGGCGTTGGAGGTCGACGGATCCTTTGTGGCATGGCGTCCTTCCGTAACTCAGGACGTGGACTACGTTATGCGAGGGGGGTCCCAACCTCCGCAGACAACCGGAATACGAGCATATATGTCGTTCGCAATGAACGGTGAGGTACATAGCTATGAATGAGTCAAGTCTGGATCGCGAACCAATTGAACTGGTCGAGATAGTCCTTCCAAAGTGCGCGAATGTTTTTGGGGTCTCCCCCTGTGCTGCTTCAGGCTCTATTGGCAGTGAGTGCTTTAATTGCCGAGCAACCTGTCAGGACACTGACAACTATCGGGCGACTCCTGATGGACACCTGACTCCCGATCTTTTACGGATGGACAAGGAGTCTATCGCCAGCGACGACCTGACTCGCTCGTCCAGCCTATTCGCCGCGTTTCAGGTTCGCTTTGGGACCGAGCCGGAAGGGATCATATGGGATCAAGGCGGCACAGCGGCCGAAGCGGCCTATCTGGGAGTGACGTCAGGCAATCTTGTCTTTAGAGCAGGTGATGGAAGCGTCGCCAGTGGAAGCGGTTTAGGTAAGGTGTCTGTGGACGCGACTTCATTCGCAGGTAAGACTTTGACTTTGTACGTTGAGATTGACTTCACAGCGTCTGGCGCAAGTTCTGTGAGCCTGTGGGCGTTTGACAGAGTCGAACTGTCAATGTCTTTTCTAGGGTCTGACTCTTTTACGGCTGGAGCCACATGGGCGGACAGTGAGGCAGGCGCAATCGGAGAGCTCGGATCGGCCGAAGTCGCAGAAGGCGAAAGCACCGCTGATTGGAACGGCGACATCAAACTCGCAGCATTCTACGACAGCCAAACGGCTCCGGCCGACATGGGCGACAGCTTCCGACAGAACCTGTTTCTGGGCAAGGGCCTTCAGGGGGAGCCAACGGACCAAGTCTATATCGTCCCCCTCTTAGACAATCTTTCCACTATGGGGTCTATCATCAACCTTAGCGGCTTTGACGACAACTACGACCCCCTCGGCCGTCGGGCAACATTGGACTTCACCTGTCGTGATGCTCCACATTCCGACATAGGCCAAGACCCTTATCAGTCTACGCGTCTGTACGACCCTAGAACAAGATCGACTTTCTGGCGTAAATGGCTTCGCCGACAGAAGTTCGGCAAGGTCGGGGCATTCGTTAGAGTCTACGACGGATACGCTGGCCAAAACCTGAGTGACTATAGGACGCGAACATACGTCCTCGAGCGTGCCAACTACAGCGAAGATGACATTGCGTTTTACTGTCGTGACGTGCTTTCCAAAACCGAGTTCAACAAGGCGAAAGTCCCAGCAGCTTCGACGGGGATCCTCTTGGACGATATCGACGATTCAGTCGCGACATTCACTCTAGTTGGAAACGTGACAGGCGAATATCCAGAATCTGGAACTGTACGGATAGACGACGAGATAATGACATACACTGGTCGAACTTTCTCTGATCCGGACACAGACTTCTCGGGAGTAACACGAAAGACAGATGGATCTTCCGCCGACGACCACGACAGTCTTTCTCTTGTGCAACTGTGTCGCAGATACGTGGACAATACTATTGAGAACGTCGTCACCGGATGGATCCTAGACGATGCTAAGGTGCAGGGCCAACTTGTAGACTTGGCTGGAATAAAAGTTGAACAAGAGTCTTACCTGCTCGCGTATCAGATCACGGGACTAATCACTGAACCCACAGGAGTCTCGAACCTCATTGGCAAGCTGTCCGAAGAGTGTTCTTTCTATGTCTGGTGGGGGGAGCGGGATCAGAAAATCAAAATGAAGGCTATCCGTGCAACTACAGGGTCAGACCTTGAAGCCAACTGGACCTATGAAGACAATATCGTTGCGGGATCTTTTAGAGTCGAGGAGAAGCCGAGGCAGCGATTGAATGTCATAGACTTTTACTTTCGGCCTATCAACTTTGCAGGGGACCTAAGAAAGCCTGCAAACTTTAGCAGGGGCATCCAGTTTGTCAATGCGACCAGTAGTCTTCCAGACCAGTATGGTGATCAGCTGCAGAGCAGAGAGATATTTTCACAGTTTCTGGACGTTGATGCGACAGTCCGGCAAACCGCAGACCGTCTGATAGTCAGGTATTCAGACATTCCAAATTTCGCGGAGTTCTACTCTGATGCTAAGGACAGGGCGGTCTGGACTGGCAGCATGTTGACTCTAAGCCACCCCCTGTTCGTCACCGATACAGGCGAACGTGAAGCAAGAAAATGGTTGATCGTGGAGGCAGAAGAAGTGTCGTCCGGACATCTCGTCCGATACATGGCAGCGGACATCACATTAGACGGATCTATTTTCACCATTACGATAGATGGGCTTGGAACTTTCACTCCTGAGCTTTTCAGCGCAGGCAATGCCTTCATCACCAACGACGACGGCACAAACATAGACGGATCACAGGGAGCGAAAATAAGCTAATGACATACACAAATATCATAGACGCGAGGGTCGCATCAGGAGCTCCTCTGTCCACCTCGCTGATGACACAGCTCAGAGACAACTCTGCGTGGACATATGGCGCGGTTGATTTGGCAGGAACCGCAGAACTAGACTATTCGTTAGGCTGGTTTTTTGCTGACGATCAAGTGACCTCTGACAAGGTTTTAAGCTTCACAAACCTACCAGCAGGCGCGGCGCATTGGGCATATCGGGTGATTATAGGTCCGGGGGCGGGCGCGAATTTGGCAGCGGTTGCGGCGGGGCCTACCTTGGCCATGAACAGCGTGGACAATCAGATGTTGGGCGCTCAAATGTCGCCAGACGGGTTGTATATGTTGTCCGTTGGGGCACAGAATGATGCGGTTTACGAATGGACGGGAACCGTCGCATTTGATGTTAGCACCTTCACCTATACAACTACTTCATTTTCTGTTTCGGGACAGATGGCAAGTATGCGGGAACTACTGATGAAGCCAGATGGGACAGGCTTTATCATCCTAGAAAACACGGGTGAATTCCACGAATATTCAATGTCAACAGCGTTCGACCTTTCCACGGCATCTTACACAAGCCGAACATTCACTCCAGCTCAAATTTCTACGGCGGCATTCGGTGCTTTTTTCGGGGACAGCGGCAGCAAATTTTATGCTAGTGACGGCGGAACTGGCACGCGTAGCAAGGTCTACGAGTATGACCTTGGCACGCCATATCAACTAAACACAGTTACTTATTCGGGCAATTCTCTTGATGTTAGTGCGCAGACTACGGTTGGCGGTTTTACATATGGCGGGATGATGCGCAA